GAACGGTAAAACAGAAAAGTGGAAGCCTCTTATAATAGGGGCTTCCCTTACAATATAAATAATTTTAAGGAGTTTGTCAATGCGTAGTAAACTTATAAAAACATTAAATATTGTATTGGTAATATTTATAATTGTTACGGTTATAAGTATCGTTTTTAAGATTTTAAGATTTTTTTAAAAAGAGGTAAAATATGCTTTATTCTGTTACGCAGGCTGCCAAGCTAAAAAATGTTTGTACTGCCTATATGCGTAGGTGGGCTTCTAATAATGCTTGCCAAAAAGTCGGAAACTCTTACTTAATTACGGAGGAGGATTTACAAAGGTTCGATAACCGCAATAAAAAAGTAGGTAAGCCTAAAAAATAAAAAATAAGGCGGGTTATAAAAATCCGCCTTTTGTAACTTATTTAAAAATAATATATGCAGCTTGTCCTATAATAACGCTACTAAGAACTACTATCGCTGTTGTATATAATATCTTCGATTTGTTGTATTGTTTCGATAAGTCCTTCAAGGATTTGTTTAGACTGTCTAACGAGGCTTCTTGTTTCTCGGCTATCGTCTCTGCTTCTTTCAAGGACTCTTTGGATATTGTTAATTCTGTTAGTGCTAAGTTCAAGTTTTTTTCTAAGTTCAATATTTTCAAATCTAACAGATTCAAGTTCTTGTCCAGCTGCTTGCAATAATCTTTGGCTTTCGTTGTTAAGGATTCCTCCTCTTGCCCAAAAGCCGATAAAGAAACAAAAAATAAAAAGAAAAATAATAATATATTTTTTAATTTCATTCACTTTTTTTCCTCTCAATATATTTCTGAAAAACATTACCGCCAATGTAAATTATAGATACTCTGCCAAAAAATTGTAAAATAATTTCCTGCGTGCTAATTGCAATATTTCCAGAAAGAAAAGAAAAAATAACTAAAATAAGCCATATAATAAATACTTGAAACTTTCTGGATTTTATTTTATTCATTATCCTGTTCTATATTACTCCATAATAAGGAATCGCAAATATCAAAAATAACTTCGGGTTCCTCTTCAGAAAAGTGATAACTAGCAATTAAGGTAACAGGTGCATCATCTCCAAAGTGGATTATTAAAGTATTTACAGATTCAGAAAACCTAAACCAGTCTTGCCATTCTTCACTCCATAATTCTCGCCAAAAGTTTATGGTTTGTTTTAATTCTATGCCGATAAACTTTTCCCCTGCCCAAGTACCATGTATTGGATAATATCCAGCTTTATGGTCTTTAAAAATTTCTAAGATACTTGTACCGTCTTTATAATTAAAATCTTTCATATTATATTAGTTATAATAACAGGAAATTACTTAATTGGTATTCCTATTTGTGTAAAGAAATAAATACAAACGCCTGTAATTAAAAACTTAAAGGCGGTGTTTAATATAAACTCCCATTTGTTAGATTTTTCTTTATAGGGTTGCAATTCCAAAACTTTAATTCTTTTGTCCATCGAATTTAAATCGTCTGTAATATCTTCCGTTTTATTTTTTAGGCTGTCTATATCTTTTTGTTGTAATGCTGTTTTAATCATTACTTCTTTTAATTCTTTTAGCGTTTCCTCTATTGCGGTTAATCTGTATTCTATTGCTTGTACATTATCCATTTTTAATATTCCTTTTTAATTATATAGTCTTTAAAATAAATCGGGGTGTTTTGTTTTTAGTAAAGCCTTCAACTCTTTTAATTCTTGCTGTGTAACAAAGCAATTAGACCTAACATTATCGGGATTGTCTGCCCAAACAACAAGCCATTTTTTTTGTGGGTCTAAAGAATATTTATCCCCAAATTCCATTTTTGTTTTTAACAATAAATCTATCTGCTGGTCTGTAATATTGCCTGCACGGTCTATAAGCAACTCATCGGATTTTGATAATAGGTCTAATTCATTAGTTGCGTTATCAAGAGATATTGTGTGTTCATCTATTAAAGTATTTGTTTCTATGCTGTACCGTTTTATATTAAGATTGTTTCCAATTCTCTTTAATAAATATAATGTCCAATCATTATATTCTTTATATTCAACATTATAAATAAATTCTTTTAGATTGGGGCAGGAGTGGAAGCAGGCTTCCATATTTACTTTAGAAAAGTTAACCGTACAACCTGTTAAGTTGACAGTAGTCAAGTTTGTACAGTTGTTAAAAGTTGCGTTCATATTTGTAACACTGGTAGGAATATTTGTTACTGTTTTTAAAATTGTACAACCCGCAAAAGTTGCGTTCATATCTGTAATACCATAAGGAATATAAGGTGTTGCTGTTAAGTTTTTGCAATTTGAGAAACACAAATGTAGATTTTTAACACTATTAGGAATATTTGTTATTGTTGTTAAAATTGTACAACCCGCAAAAGTAGCTTTCATATCTGTAACACTATCAGGAATATAAGGTGTTGTTGTTAAATCTGTACAACCTTCAAAAGCACTTTCTATATTTGTTACACCGTAAGGAATTTCAGGGCATTCTACTAAATTTTCACATTTGCAAAAAGTCTTTTCAAAAACTTTTCCAAAATTATTATTGGTTGCGATAAACTTTGCAGGCTTAACTAAAAAGAAACATTCATTAAACATTGCATTTTTATTACACTGCGGAGGAATTATTATTGTAGTTGCTGTTAAATCTAAAAATCTCTCTCCTGATTTTAAAGAAGAACCATATTGTGGTCGTTGCATAAGATATCTTATTCTGAAATAAGGGCTTTGCAAACCATTTACAGTCAAATCTATACCTGTTATATTTACTTTATAAGGTGTGCCTTTTGTATTCTGCGGCAATCCTTTTAAATAAGTTGCAGCTTCGTAGATTGTCATTGTGTGTATACCAGTTTCACTATCATAACTTGCCATAATTTTTTATTCCTTTTTAATAAAGTTGTACTTGAAAATGATTTGATTAAATTGTTCTGTGCTTATTCCCCAAGCATAAGGTTTATTAATCATATACCCTCTAAAAGTTTTTAAATAATCTGCTTTTACTTGAAAGTCATCTAAAGGAATAATTGTACCTTCACCAACACAAACAATATTACCCTTATTAAATACCAATGCTTGCTTATTGTTGCTTAAATCAATTCTTATTTTTCCATCAAAACAATTACTAGACACAGGGGCATCATCGGATATAATATTACCTTCACAAATTATATTTTCTTTGTTTCCGCCCTCGCTGTCGTTTGTATCTGTATTAAAGTGGTACACTGTTTGTGTACCTGTAGTTGGGTTTCCCATTTTTGGATAATCTTTCCCATTTGTAATAATAATATTTCCTTCTTTGTCTAATACAAATTGTCCTCTAGGTTGCCAAATATTATTTTTTTTCTCTTCAAAATAAATACCGTTGGCCATTATTTTAACTCTGTTATTTTTATTCTCATTATCAAAAACGACCAAATTGCCCGTAAACTCGGATATACTGGATTCAAGAAAGAAACTACCCGACTTAATACTAACGCTTGCTTTGCCGTCTTCTTTATATTCTACCAATAAATATTGGTTTTCGTCTCCAACTCTAAAAGAACCTTTCTTTTTAAAAACATTATTTATTATTGCGTCTGTTAATGCCCAATAATTATAATTGTTACTCGTTAGGGAACCTTCGGATATACTTCCTAGATTAGCGGATATTGCAGATAATTCGGGTACATATAATTCTTTAAAGTTTGCTTTTGCTTTTACAATATCTCTTAAAGAGGTGCATAAAGCTGTTGCATTTATTATAATGGCTTCGGATAAATTACCGCTTTCATTTGTTGCAATAATTTTAAATTGGTACAATGTATTCTCCATTGCATTTGTATCTTGTCCCTTTAATGGTAAAGTTTGGGAATAAACATTACCAGTAGTAATAAACTCATTTAATTTATTTTTATAATTTGTTTCTGCTTCATAAGGATTTAAGTTTGTGCTAGGAGAATACCAATTATTATTATCAATATCGGGTCTTGTAATTTGTATTTTATAAATTGTGTTTCCGTACTGGGTTAAGTTATCGCTTCTAAAACCTTGTTGTATTTGTAATATAACCGTTCTATCGGAGGTTAAATTATTAACTGTTGGTGGTGCTAGTGTCCAGCTTCCGTAATAAGTTACATTTATATTTTCCTCTTTGGAAAATGCGGATTCTAACTTTTGTATGGATATAGATTTTATTTTTATTTTCCATTTTAATAAGTCATCTCTTTCTGGATAACCATCTGTAATTCTATTAAAATTATAAAAAAAATCTGTGTTAGTTGTTTTAAGCGTTATAACATTATTATTATCTTTTGTAACTTCAATAATAAAATAATCTATTGCATTTTCTATGCCTTGCGTTTCTACATTCCAATTTATTTTTATGCCGTCTTTATAGGCAGTACAATATATATCCTCTGGTATTGGTGGTATAGATTTTTTCTCTGCTGTTTCTTGCGTGTTAGGTATGCTTCCAATAGTTTTTATTTCTGCGGGTGTGTATTCGGATATTGCGTCTAATTTATAATCAAAAGAACTTTTATATCTTTTTTTCTTTTCTATAATTCTTGCGTAAATGGTACCTAATCCATTTTCAAAAACTTTTACAAAACTACCTAAGGCATAATCTGTTTTACTTTTTAACGATAATGTAAAATCTGCATATTCGTAATAGTTTTGTATTTTTTGTACAAGGTTTTCCGTTTCTTGTTTTGTATTTAAATAAAATAATTCATATTTTTTTATTTTATATCCTTTAGAAGATTTTGTTATATTGCTGGAAGTTTTAATATAGGCATTGCCGTATATATCAAACTTTCTTATTAACTTTTCAGTATTAGTATTATTCTTTGCTTTAAATAATCCTTTCTTTCCCAGATTTGTTACAGAATAATCTATACCGCTATCGGCTATAATATCTGTACTTGTTATTTTCTTAACACAAAAAATTTCGCCTAGAGTGCTATCGTACTTAATATAATTTTCCTCTGTATCAAAAACAAAAGAGTTTGGAGAGATTTTTATATTACATTTATCTGTATCTGTTGCGTTTTGTGTATCGGAAAAAATAAGTGTGCGTTCTTTATAATCTATTCTACTCCATTCAGCGTGGATATTATCTGCTTCCTGTTCTTTTTTATTCATTGTAACAGATTGTAATATGTTGGTGCCGTCAAAAGTTTGTGTTATGTTTTTAGTATCGGGTATATTAAAAAGAGGGTAAACCCTAAACAATCCGTCATTATCAAAATTAAAAACATATCCAAATTCAAAACAAAGATTTTTTATTATTTCTTTAATATTATCTCCGTCTTTTGCAATAAATACATCAAGAATATTATTTATCCCAGTATCGGGTATATTTTTAACGCCTGCTTTCTTTAAAAGTTTTTTTATAATTTCGTCTACAGTCTTTTTAAATTCCGTTATTGGTTCTTTTAGGTCTTTATCCAATAAAAAAGAAGGACTAACAATTTCTATTTGTATAGGTTCGTTTCTTTGCGTTTTTGTAAAAGAAAAATCGTTCCTTAAATAACCTGTAAATAAATAAGAGTTATCATCATTAACAATTCTAACCCTTACATCTTCTTTAAATGCTTTTAATCTATTAGCAATATCTACATCGAAAGGTATTTTTAATTTTGCCGTATTATCGGCAGGTTCTAAGTTATTAAAATATACTTCGGTTATTTCAAAATTATTTGTAATAAAATCTCTTTCTATTATTCCGTTTTTAAATTCAAACTTTATTTTCATTTTTAATATCCCAACCTTTCTGCGGATTTTATTTCGTCTCTTATGCTTAGGGCTATTTGTCTTGCGTCTCCATTTACATAAGAGTTTTGGTAATAAATATTTACATAGATATCTTTTGCTGCCGTATAACTTGCCCCTTTACTGGAATTAGTTTTACCTGTATTTGTATTGCCTCCGCCTCCGTTTGCGGGGCTGTCTCCAATTGCTTTTAAGGTAAGGTTGTTTGTGTCTATATAACTTTTCTTAGATAAATTAAATGGGTGCCAACCAAAAATATTTATACTATTTAATACTCCTACTATTGCATTCCATATCGCTATAAATGTGTTTCCAATTCCTGCCATTACTCTAACCAAGAAATTTACAACAGGCATTAAAATATAATTATATAAAAATTTAATTGCATTAGCTAAAATATTTAAGGCAAAGGTAAATAGATTCATTGCTGGATTCAATAAAACAAATATAGAAACTAACTGTCCCAATATTTTTAATATAGGGGATAGCACTTCTAGGATAATAGAAACAAATTCAATAATCGGCAAAAGTAAAATACTAAGGGATTCAAATATTGGTGCCAATATTGCCCCCAATGTGTCTCCCAATGTCTTTAGTATTCCCAATAAAGGCTTAACTATACTTTCGATAAATGGTGCTATTGCCTCTGCTATGGCTTTCATCATATAAGTAATGCCATTTATAAGTTCATTAAATGCAGGGCTTACGCTAGATAATACGCCAACAAACTTTGCAACTAAAGAAATAATAATAGTAATTACAGAGGTTTTCTCCATTATGCTGCTTACTAATGTTCCTATTTCTCCAAAAGCCTTCATTATATCTTTTAATATATTAGTTTTTTTATCATTTGTTTTATTTGTTTCTGTGTTTGAATCAGAGTTTGTGACTGTTTTACTTTCTCCGCTTTGTACTTTTCTGTTTGTTATTTCATTTATTTTGTTTCCAAAGGTTTGTAATTCTTTGCCAAATAATTTTCCTAGTTCTTTAGTAGAATTTTTTAAACCATTATAGGTGTCTTTTACCCCGTCTACAATAGAGGTTCCAACATCTGCCCAAGCATTACCAATGTTATCAGTATTAACCCCTGTAGGTTTTTCGGGCATTGTCTTAACTTCAATCGCTATTCCTTTTTCAATGTTGTCTAATTTACTAGCCCCGAAAAATTCCCTAATGCTATTTATTTTATCAATGCACCAATTTATTTTATCCGTAAACCAACCAAGAAAATCATTTATTTTATTTATAAAAAAGTTTACAACAACTGCAAAGGCTGCTTTTATTCCGTAACCAATCCATTCAAAACCAGTCTTCAAAGGTTCCCATATCGTAATTGCTACAGCCTTAACTATGTTAAATAAAACCATAAAAGTATTTTTTGCTATCGTTAGTAAGTTTGTAAAAACAATTTTAATATATTGCGTAAAACCCTCTATTGTAAATAGTTTTTTTAACATATCTTTAATTAAACTAAAACTAGCTACAGCAACTTCAGGGAGGTTTAAAAATATGTTTATAATTTTATCTTTATTCTCTTCCAACCAAGCATTTATATTGTCGAGAATTGGAAGCATTTTTTTCATACCGTCAAACTTTAACGCCCCTGTAATGCTTCCTAGCTTTTCTTTTATATCTCCTACTAGGTTTCCGAATTGTGTGGATACTCCCTTTAATGTATTTTGGGATAAGTTTTCTGCAAACCCCGCATATTTACGGCTAACAATATCTATTGCTTCTCCGTTTTCTAACTGTTCTTTCGTTAGGTTTCGCATTTCGGGGATTAGGTCTGCTAACTTTCCCTTTTGTCCCGATAATGTTTTGGATAAGTTTTTAACATTACTATCGAGGTCTCCAACCCCAGCGGAAGATAACTCAACTGCTGCATTTAAAACATTTTTAATTTGTTTCTCTTCTAATCCCATTGCGGTTAGATAAGCGGCGTGTCCTTGTAATGTTTCGTCTCCATAAATAGATTTTCCTTGTAACTTGCCTGTATAATCTATTATTCTTTTTAATCCTGCTTCCGTTATTTTACTATTATTGTTTGCTGCTTGGGATAATCTATTTAATGCTTCCTCTTGTACCATAAAAGCATCTGTACAATCTTTAGCAAAACCTATAATTTTACCAACCGCAAAAACTGCACCTAGTCCAGCAAAAATATTTTTTAAATTGCCTGCAACATTGCCTAAAGAGGATAATCCAGATTGTGCTTGCTTTACTGCGTTACCATCGTACTTACCAGATATTTTATAAGATACACTAGCCATAATATTTTTCCTTTTTTAAATTTGGGGTTTCTCATTTAACTTTTCAAAAAATACATTTTGTATTGCTGTTAAGGCGGCCATTGTTTTGGAGGGTTGTAATGCTGCCCCTCCACTAAAGGGGAGATGTAAAAAAGAACCTGTCCTACGGTCTACAGAAAAGAGAAACATATCAAAAAATAATTTCCATTTTAAATATGTTTCTCTTGTTTCAGGTTGTTCTAGGGGATTGCACCCCCAAAATAAAAGTTTTGCTACTTGTCGGATTTCTGTTTCTTCTGTAGACGAGATTGAAAAGGGATAGAATCAATCCAAATATTTAATATTTCTGTAAAAAGAGAAGATGATTTTTTTAAGAAACTATATAATGTTTTGCCGTCTACTTTATTGTCGTTATCGTCTGTAAAAGAACTATCAATAACGCAAGAAGGAAAAATCTTTTCAAGTAATTCAAGGTTCTTTTTACCGTCGTCTCCAAAACTGCTAATCTCTTGCGTATTAGGTTCCCTTAATTCAATATAATCCCCGTCTTGTAATTCTATCTTAGTTGTAAAAATATATTTTTTTTCTGCTTCGGATATTTTCATTTATATCTCCTTTTAATATTTATCTGCGTAACCGTTAATTAGTTCTACAGTTATAAGTTCTTCTATTCCATTTTCCAATGCAGAGAATGTCATAGATTGTTTTATTGTGCTTTGGTCTCCAAAGTTTGCACTTGCATCCTCTACTTGGTTACAAGGAATTGTAAACTTTAGGGAATAGTGTACATCGTCTTCTATAATCTCATCGGATATAAACTCTAAAACAATTTTTACAGTTTTATCGGACTTATAAAATTCTTCTCTAAACTTTTCAGAGTCTTTGGTATATAATAATTCAACATCGGATTTTATTTCTCTGGTTCCTACTTGCGGTTCTTTATAATAAAGACCAGTACTTGTAGTTTGTGTACTGGAATCAAGGGCGTTACTATAATTTAATTTTATAGAAGTAACATCGGCTAATTCTTCGGTACCGATATAAACTTTACCGTGTCTAAACTTAAAAGATTTTAAAGGCGAGGTATTAAGAGTAGTAGTATCTGTATAATATGCTTCGTCTTTTCCTACCAATGTTAAATCGAGTTTTAAATAATCTTCGGGTGCCGCAGAAAAGCTAAGGCTATCAATTTTCATTCCGTTATAAGAAAATACTTTAGTCTTTCTATCGAGAATAAAACTAAGGCTAGGTAGGCTATCTGTCTCTGCTGTTCCTATTGCCGTAAAGGTGTGCTTATAAGAATTGTTTTTATCTACAAGTTTCTCTACTTCTCCCTCAACGCCCAAGGCTGCCATTAAGAATAATCCAACATCATCAGGCCTTGCAAGAGTGGAGATGCTGCCTTCAGTTTTTAAAGACATTGTTTCCTTTTTACCTCCAGCTTTACCGCCTGTTAAAAGTCCTTCGTCTTTTTTATTGTAGTTAGGCTTCAAACTTTCGGAGGCTACCTTAATCTGCCTAGTAGGGGCAGGTATTACGCCATAAGAATTTTCTTTTCCAACTTTTAAAATTAAGCTATTGCCATTTATCATATTTTCTTTTTCCTCTTTTATTTATATAGTCTTATCGTTCTGTTTTAAGTTTAATGGATATTTCGGATAACTTAATATTTATGTTTGCCTCTGTTGCATTATAAAAAGTTATATCCTCAATAACGCCAAAATCTGCTACTCCATTAAAATTTCCGCCACTTCTTTCAAACATTTCATAAAATGCTGCTGTATATTTTAACATAAGGCTTTTTAGGTCTTTTGCTTTTCCATTCCTAAATGCAATATATATCTTAAATTCAAATTCCTCTTCATTGCTTTCATTGCTTAAAGAATTAAATTTATATTTTCCAAAATCAAAAAATAATATTTTAGCTTTTGTATATTTATCGAAATCTAGGTAATCATCTATATAGTCATTTACATCTTCTAAACTTAATTCAGATAAAACTATTTTATAATTTTTCTTAATGTACTCTTGTATTTTTTCTTGCTGGTCTAAAAAGTTCATTTATTTTCTCCAAATAATTTATTTAATTCCTTTTGGAAAACCGCTTCCATTTCTTTACTTGCTTTATTGCTATTCCAATACATATCAACGGCAGGTTTTAAAAATGGCTTAGCCGGTATAGTAACGGACTTAACTTTTACAAAATTATTATTTATCTTAAATGTTAGGTACTTATAGTTTTTAGCCGTAACATTAGCCCCGTTTTCAACAAATATAGAATAGTAAGCAATCTTTTTAATTCCAATTTTTGCCGAGAAATCTTTTTTGGAATAAGAATAAAGATTTTTATAAATGCCTGTTTCTTTTGTCTTATCAAATTTTCTTGCCCTCATATTTTTACGGGCTTCCTTTTTAATAAGGCTGTTTACTTTATTCATCATTTTTTTAGCAATAGAAGGCATTTTATGTTTCATATCGCCTAGTTGTTTTTCAAATTGCTTATAATCAATATCGGTTTTAACTGCTACCATAGCTATTTAATCCTAATTTATTTTATTCTATAATCAGATATTGGCAATAAATATTTATCAAAATTGGTGGTATTTACAAAGGTGCGGGTTCCGCTGTCTTGGAAACTTTTAGAACTTATGCCAATATTATTATTATTTTCTGTTTGTAGAATACCTGCAATTCTTAGCGTTGTTAGTTTTATTATCGCTGGTACTATTTTATATCCTGCCTTAAAAATAATATTTATATTTTTATTACCTTTAGGGAAAGTGTTGCTATCTTTATAAAAAATAAAGTTATCCATAAAAGCTATATTATCAATATTTATTGTTTCATTGTTTATTTTTATTTCTTTTATTTCTGTTATTGGCTTATAGTTTATTTCTATTTCGTTTGTGCCGTTTCCATTTACAAAAATATTATATTCTTTTTCCTCTGGATTATATCTTAGATAATTACAAACAATATCATTAGCAGCTTGTATAAATAAATCTTGCTGTGTTTCGTTATCGTCGGGATATATTTGCGTAAACTTTTGTAAATCTTCAATAGTTATTATCATACTTTTCTCTTTTAAAAAAGATTGCCACTGCAACAATGGCAATAGCAATCTTAAAATTTTACTTTTTTACTTTACTTTTAATATGCTAAAGTTTTTAGCAACTGTAGGTTTGCCTGCCAAATACATATCAACATCGAAAGTAGTTGTTAGTGTTCCTGCTGTCTTTTTAGGTTCAATATGTAATTCTCCAGCAACTGCAACGGCGTAATTCTGGAAGTCGGCAGCAACTGCAACTTTTTTACCAGTTGTAATATCGGATGGTGCATAAGAAGTTAAAAAGATTGGTACATTCTCAATCATTTTATTGCGGATTAAGTCTTCTCTATAAACTTTTTGTGCATCTGTAGTATCTGCAATAAAAGTATTATATACAGTTGGGTGCATAAAGATACAACCGTTATCCGTTTTGTCTGCAATACTTAAAGCGAGATTTGCAAGGTCTGCGATTTTCAATGTAGTTGCATGAGAAGTTATAATGTTTGCATCATCTGTAAGAACGCTGGTAAAGTGTCCGCCTGTTCCTGTTCCGTTAAAAATTTCCCAAGCGATTGCATCAGAAAAAGTATCGGCTAATATACTTTGTAATTCTGCTTCAAATTGCACGCCAGATAATTTTAATGTTTCGTTAGATACAGGAATAGAAACAGCAAAGGCAGAGGTTGTTAGTGTTTGGTTTCCCAAGGGGTTAGCGGTTTCTGCTGTAATGTTTCCGCCTTCCGTTACAGGGGCAGGGCGTGTAAGGGAACTACCCCATACAGGTATAACAGTAGAAGCATTTTCGCCATAAAAATATTTTACCTTTTCAAGAATTGTTTTTTTAGCACTCATAATTTTTACAAGTTCTCTAACTGTATTTACAATTCCTGTTCCAGATAAAGTAATAGCACGCTTTTCTTGGAAAGCCTTAGCAACATCGGCTATAGATTTTACAGTTTCATTATCTCTTGTTTGTGGTGCATTTTGTACGGCGATTTGCTTTTCAATTTCTGCTTTCTTCGCACGCAATTCCTCAAATTGTACTTTTGCTTCGTCTGCTTTAATGCTTCCCTCTTTAATTTTATCGCTTAAAGACCTAATCTCAATATCAATTTCCATTTTTTGTTTTTCAAATTCTTTCATAATTTTTTTTCCTTTTTTAATTATTTAATTCCATTTCGCACAAAAGTTGTAACGCTTCCAAAGTTTCGGTGTCGTTTTCTTTAAGAGTGTCATCGGACTGTTCTTTTTCGTCTGCCGTTTCTTTTTCTTGCGTTTCGGTTTCTTCTGTTTCCATTTCTTTATTTTCTTCTTCCTTTTTTACAGGAAGTAAGGCTTCCAATTTTTCAATTAAATTATTTATTGTTTTTATATCTGTATCTTCCATTTCTTTTTTTCCGTTTATAACATTGCTTAAATTTTCTAGGTCAATATTTTCAAAAAGGCTTCTTATTAAAGTAGAAGAACTTGTTTCCTCGTATGCTGGAGTTGCAACACAAAAAGATACTTCCTCAAGTTTTACGGATTTTAAATAATCTGTATTGCCTCTTGTTTCAACTTCAAAAGGGATAAAGCCAAAAGACATAGTTGTAACATCTCCTCTATTTATAATTTCAAAAGCATCATTCCCCCAAGTTGTATTAGGAACTTTACATCTGCATATTAAACCTTCTTTTGTGCTTTCTAATTCTAAGGTTCCCGATTTTGTACTTCCTAAAACTTTACCAACATCGTGGTAAAATAAAGCCCGTACTTCCGCTTTATCTGCCAAAGTTTTTTTAAATGCTGTTTCCTCGATAACTTCAAAAATAGGTTCTCCGCCAAAAGGATTCAGATTTTCACTTTTGGAATTATAAGGTATTAAGCCTGTAATCCATCTTTCTCCGTTATCGTCTCTTGTAGAAAAGTTTGTTTTCAAGTTTCTTAAAATTTTCTTTTTCATATATATATAGTCCTTTATGTTTTGTCGGAACCTTTGCCTATTTCAGTTTTTGCAAGTTCTGCATTTTCTATTTCTATTTTTGACTTTGCCATATACGCCTCAATATTTTCTTTTGTTAAAGGCATTAGGTTGGCTGGTACAAAAGGTGTATTGCCTGCTTCTAATGGAGGCAAGTTTTCTTTTTGTCTTATTTCGTTTAAGGTTAAAATACCGTTCATAAATTGTTTAGTATAAGCGTCAATTTTTGAAGATAAAGAAGTTTTTAATATAGAGTTATAATTAAACTCAACATAATATTTTTCTCTTTCAGAAAAAGAAAATAATTTATTAAATGCTTCTTGGAATACATCTACTAATGGCTGGATAGCCTGTGTCATAAAAAGAGTTGTAATTACTTCTAGGTCTGTTATTCCTTTCCCTGTTAAATATTCGATAGGGATATTAAATATTTGGGCTATTGCTTCTAATTGAAATTGTCTATTTTCCGTTAATTGTGCTTGCCTGTTATCGCTAATACCTGTGTCTATAGTTTCAAATTTTATTTTGCCTGTTTTTACAATAGGCTTACCTGCGTTTTCTACTCCGCCATAAAAAGATAGATATTTATTTCTTATTTTTTGCTGTTCCTCGTCGTTTGCGTTAGGATAACTTTCGGATAAATCTATTACAAGTCTTTTACCCAAAGAATTATCAAAAGTGTTGGCGGTATAAGAATTTAAATTACTGGAAGTTTCAAAAGTTTTTTTACATTCGCTAAAAATAGATTTTCCTATCTTTCCGTCATATCCAAAGCGAGAGGGAATATGTAATATTTTATTACTGTCATATTTTTGTCCGTAATAAGAAAAAGTTTTTTGGTTAAATTCGTTTCTTGTAACAATTACGGCACTAGGGTTTAATCTAAATAAGGATATTACTTTTCCGTTTTCGTCTGTATATTTATATAAGTAAACATTACCGGCATAATAATCTTTAATTAAAAGATAAAAAAATAAAGAATGGGTTTCGTCTAGGTTAGGTTCTTTTAATACTTCATACAATGGGTGTTCTATTTTTTGTTTTGTTTTTTTATCGTAAACCCCATAGGAAAGAGAAGCAAAAGAAGTTGCTATTTTATCTATGCAAGAAAAAGCGGTTTCATATTCTCTTTCAAAAATATTAGTTATGCTTGCATAGTCTTGTATATTCTTTGGGGCTGTTTTTGCGTTTTTGTTTCTAAAAATCTTTTGCAAAAAATTCATTTATTATTCCTTTTATTTATATAGTCTTATTTTCTTAAAAAGAGTTTAAAACATCTTCAAATTTTATTTCCCTTACAATTTTATTTTCGTTTGCTTTACATCTATCTAATGCCATAATAGAAGTTATTATTCCGTCTATTCTTTTTGTGGAGGCTTTATAATCTTTCATTGGTTTATAATTATTGTTTGTATCTGGTTTTATTCTTACATTTTGTAATTGCCAAAATATTACAGGGTTAGGGTCTATTATGTTTCCTTTTAAGGCCAATCTTTCATATTCTTTTGTTGGAGGACTAAAGTTTTTTAGAGATTGGTCATATTCTATTAAATATATATCTGGTATATTTTCATTTAATTTATTTATTAAAAGGGAACTTTGCCAGCGGTCATATGCTATTTCTTTAATTAAAAACTTTTTACATAGTTTTAATATATCTTCATAAATAATTTCATAATCAATAATCCCGCCCTCTATTGCCGTTATATAGCCCTTGTCTACCCAATCAAAAATATTTATATTTTCTTTTTTGTATCTTTCGTATAATGTTTCTTTTGGAATATAAAAATAATGTTTAAAATAAAAATTATCTTTTAGTAACCAGCATAAAGAAAAGGCGGTCATATCGTTTACAGTAGATAAGTCTAGGGCTGCATAACAAGGAATATTTTTTAATAATTCATAATCAATTTCTTTTTCTTGCTTCCATTTATTTATGGGTATCCAACTTTTTACATCGTTAGTCCAGATACCGCAAGTCTTAGATTTAAAATCGGGTTGGTGGCTTGGTGTTATTTCGGCATCGGCTAAGTCGCTTAACAATATATCTTCTTTTAAAAATGTTCCTAAAGAGGGATTAGCCTTAATAAAGTTTTTTGGGTCTTGCCAATTATCTTTCTCGTCATAGGCGTAAATAATTCCAAAATAGCTATCGTCTGTTAGCGTTCCGTTTAATATGGATTTGCATTTACTGTTTTCTGCATAACAAGGGTTAGCTATATCCAATCCTGCGGAGGTAATTATAGCAACCAATCCATTTAATCTAGCCCTTGCCCCATATCTAAAAGCGGTTACGATTTTATCATTATCATAACAATGGAATTCATCTATTATAGATAAAGAGTTTCTATAGCCGTCTATCGCTGTACTTTCGGAACTAAAAAAAGCAATGCGGGAAGTGTCATAAATTATTGTACTGCTAAGACACTCGCATATTTTTTTTAAATCTTTGTCTTCATTTATTATTGCTTTTAATTCTCTAAAAGATTTTTCTGCCTGTGCACCGTCTTTAGATACAAGATAGCTTTCTGCGGCATTGGTTGTTAAAAAATCATATAATATCTGTGGGAATAAAAGACCTGTTGTCTTTCCGTTTTTTCTTGCAACTTCAATATAGGCATGTCTAAATCTACGCCTTTCATTATTATCTTTGTAATAAAAGCCATATAAGTTAGCATAGATAAATAATTGCCAAGATAAAAGTTTTAGCTTTTCCCCTGTATCTGGAATATATAAGGCTTCCGCAAACTCGCAAAACTCGTTAAATTTATTTTCATTAAAATAAAATAAGTTTCCTTCCTCTTTTGTTTTCTTTATATCCTCTAAAAATCTTTTACAAGCCTTTATTGTATATATGCCGGCTTTTATTTTTTTCGAGATAATACTATTGCAATATTCTATTACAGTTTTATAATATTCGGAATGTTTCATTTTTTGTTTATTAGCATTTGTACAATGCTTTTATTTTCTATTTTTTTATTTTCCAATTCAAGGTTATCTAATTGTAGATGTGTTCTTGCACTAGGGGATATATAATATTTCGAGGCTAACTGCGAGAAGCGATGGGATAACTTTATAGATAGCTTAGTTAGCTTCTCATAAAGGTCAAAGTCTTTTACAATATCCGTTTTCTTTAATTGCTTTTGTACTTCTCTGGATTGCTGCAAAGTTTCATATAATAATTCTAATTCGGGTAAATCAACTGGGTGCAAAATATGCAGTTTAATTAAAAGGCTTGTGTGTGTTTTAAAATAATCTATTACATAATTATCTGTTAAAGTTTTAGGAGGCTGTATTATTGTGTTATCCGTAAAACTGGATAACTCGGCTATTTGTTTTTCTGCCGTTTCTCTTTCCTCGTGCCTATCTTTCCTATAGGTGCCTTTTAATTTTAATTCCTCTGTTGTTTTTCGTGGTCTTGCCATAATTTATATTCTTTTCTTTCCTTATATTCTTGTGCCTTTCCATCATTCCAAGCCCCTTGGATTGGACGATAATATCCCGAAATTCTGGAATAAGTAGAGGCAGTACCTATACAAAGATTGGGGTCATTCATTGCCGATATAATATTTTGTTTTTCTTTTTGTATTTTTTTTAATTTTTCATTCATATTAAATATAGTCTCCAATCTATTTTGTTTTGGCATTTAAAAATCAGAACGGCAAGGGGGTGGGATATAGAATTTATTAACAAGTTATCAACACCCCCTATAGGGGTAAAATTATTTTTTATAAAAAGATAATAAAGATATTTTAATTATTATTATCCCAAAATAAATTATATCGCTTGCTTATCATTTAAAAGATAATATCCTATCGCATTACTTATTAAATTAAAACCAAACATAAAAATATAAGGTAGTGCCAATAATAAAAAAATAATTATAATAATTGTAGATATTACTTTTTTCATTTATTATATTCCTTTAGATAAAATATCTTCTATTTCTTTAAAAACTTCATTTTTATATTCTAGTTCATTTTCTGGATTATGTTCATTATATATTTTTAATAACTCATAACTTAAAACAAACATCTTAGCTTTATGCACTCTTATTAAATAGCCTATACCAAGCATTATTAAAATAACCATAATACAAACAAGAATAGTTGTAAGTACAATAAATAAAACCATAATTTTATTTCTCCTTATACTTATTTAGTTCAATTTCTCTTGCGGTTTTAATTCTATGGCAAGTTCGGCATAGCGTTTGTAAATTGTTTGCATTAAAAAATAAATCGGGGTTCCCTTTGGGAGGCGTTATATGGTCTACAGATAAATCATTATTGCAACCGCACCATACACAATAATTATTTTCTTTTAAATGTTCTTTTTTTAATTTACGCCATTCGCTGGTTTTATAAAATGCTTCGTTACTTCTTTTTGCGTTCCGAAATGCAATTCTTTTTTTATCGGATTTTTCTTTGTGCTTATTACAATAAATAGAGTGGGGTACAGCAAACTCATTACAATTTGGGTAAGTACATAATTTAACTATTGCCATAATCCTTCCTCTATTAAAGCGTCTAAGGATTGTGTATTCATTTCTTGGTCTTTGTCCCTAAACATTGCTTTTTTAAATCCAAAGTAAGCATAAGCCGATAGCTTATCTATTTTAAAGTTTTCTTTATAAAGGTACTTGCTTATTACAAATAAAGTTGCATCTTCTATTTTATCCTCTAATATTTCCTCTCTAAGGCGTAAACCTTTTTTCTTACAATAATCAAGAATATAATTTTTTTGTAATTCCTTGCATAGTAAATACATTTCGCTTAAAAAATAATCTTCTTTTTCTTTATCTTTGCCTTTTACTTTTAAATACTCTGTTTGTAATTTATCATATCTTTCGTTATGTGTCTGTTCCATAATAAATTAGTTGTTTAATTTTTCCATATCCTCTAAAACTTTTTTTAATCGTTTTAGATAACCCCGCCAATCTTTATATCTAAAAATTTCGTGTACTATTTTATGTGTGTTTTTATTTAAGACTTCAAAATTCTCAGGATTCAAATTTTCATAATTGGCAGGATTCATATCTTTATGGTGGCAATTAAATCCCTTTCTTAATGGCTTTTGTGTAATGTAATCTATTTTCCTTTCTCTTTTTAGCTTTAATCTAAACTCTTTCCATTGCTTTGTGTTTCTAAACTTTGTTTTATTCAAGGTACCTAGCCCGTGTTTTATCCTCTGTTCCTTTTATTACGCAAACAGAATTAGCCATGCTATTAAATATTATTTTATCTGTTGCTGCGTTTTTTACAACAAAATGCGTATAGTCTTTATAAACATAACAGGCTATATATTCCCCTTCTTTTGGAATACCTTTAATAATTTTTTTATTGCTTCCTAGTTGCTTTATTACTGCTTCTCCATTTAATACATAACCGTTTGTTTTTATGTTTCCATAATCAAGTAAGGCTTCATAAGCCCCTATTATTTTATCATAGCTAAAATCAAAACCACATGCACAATAATAATAACAAAGATATAAACAACCGCCGTCCCCAATGCTTTTAAATAAGTCTTGTATATTCATATTTATATAGTCCAAAATAAAAAAAAGGGAAACAAGCCATATTTTAAGCCCGTTTCCCTAGATTAAGGAGAAAATATCTTACTTCCAATAGTACTCAAACTTTTGCCCTGTATTGCTGGGGTGCTGTCTGTGCATTGGTTCATATATGTTTCTTTCTACAAAGTCCATACTAAAGCCGCTTTTTTTTAGGGATTGGATTATTGCAACGGGGTTTATTCCTTTTTCTACTTTGCCTGTAAAATATATTTCTTTTGCTATTTGGTAGTTTTCATTAAGAGGATATTTTTTTGTTATGTTCTCTAGCTTCTTTGCTTCGTCTCCGTTTAAATTAAAATAACCATTGGGATTATAAACTGTAAAAATAGCATTTTTTAATCTTTTATCTCCATCTTCTTTTTCTTTTTTGTTTACCAAGTCCGTTAGGTCTATTGCTTCGGCATTTAGGTTTAAATAATATTTTTCTTGGATTCCCTCAAAATAAATATCATCTCTTGTGTTTTTTTCTCTTTGCATATTAAAGCAACGGGTTAATCTCCCAATACTAGCACAGGCTTTGTCTAATTTAGTCCAATTATCGCCATATATTTTCTTTGCGGTTTCCTCCCAATAATATTTGTAATAATCTTTAATTTTTTTATTGCAATTATGCGGTACTAATACATGGTAAGATTTGTTACCACTCCAAGTTACAGAGGCTATATTATTTTTATATTCTCCATTTAAAATATTATTTATAATCTCTTCTTGTTTTTCTTTTGTTTCTTCGTCCATTTCAAAAACAAACATTTGAGGAATAACATTTTCGGCTTTTCTGTTATCTTTACAAGTTCCGTTTACAAGATAGGTATAATTGGTTCCTGTTTCTAATTCCGTTACAGGTCGAGAATATATATCAACGCAAAGAGACAATTCAAAATTGTTTACAAAATCCTGTACCTCTTTTTCTTCGGGGGTTAGGTTTTCTTTTTGTTTTTGTTTAGGTTCTATGTCATCTAAATCCATTATTGCATTATTTAGCAATTCCGAAAATGCGGATTGTATTTTTTTGTCTTCGTCTTCTATATCCTCAAATTTTTCGTCTTCCGTTTCGTTTTGTATGGGATAGCTTAATATTTTATTCCAATCTGTTTTATAATATGGGAAGCGATAACCGTGTTTGCTTATTTTGTGGTTAGCATAAGTTTTTAAATCCCTAATAAATTCAGAGAAGTATTTTTTATTAAAATCAAAATCTTTTTCTTTAAAAGAAGTTTCATCAATAAAACTTTTAAAACTCATATCGGATAAATGTTTTAGAACAGCTGTGTTATTAGTACAAACCTCTCTATCTAATAAGTTATCTTTTAATTGTTGCAATTCATATATTATCTTGCTGTATCTTGCCGGTAATTTTGCTTCCTCAAAAGAAACCCTTTCATTATATTTATAATTAAAATCAAAGGGGCAAGATAAAAATGCCTGTTCAACCCAGTAATCCAAATTCTCTTGGAACTTATTTTCGTTTCCTCTATAAGGATAGCACTCAAAATATTTTTCTAATATTTCTTTGGATTTTAAGTTTCTATTGTTTACAACACCGCCCATTGGGCAAAAAACATCATTGGAATATTTTATGTACTGCATTCTCCTATTATTTCTATCATCGCTAAGGTTATCATTTGTTGTAATAATATGGGTTGCTTTAGCTTTAACACTGTAACTATTTTCCCCTTTCCTTTCAAAATCATAGGTACTTTTATCTATTTGGTTGTTAAATACACCTGTGTTCCTTTTCTGCCAATCTTTTATGGTAATATCGTCGTGTATTACAAGATAATTAACTGCTGGTTTATTGGAATTAAATTTATCTCTTGGCAATATATCCGTATCGCTTGTAAGCCCATATTTTTCAAATACTCTTTTTATAGAGTTTATAAGCGTTCCTTTTCCGCCTCCTCCGTTTCCTAACTGTTCAAAAATAAAAACATAATCCTGTCTTTTAGCCCCGCTTACTCCAAGTGCATTATACACACTCTCAAAACATCTTCTCATGGCTGTCCAAGAGGCATCAAGATAATTTATATCCCAGTTGCAACCTATTTTTTCCATAGCTTTAGCGAACTGTATAGCGTCTGCTTTGTGGGGGATATTATAGGTTTTATATTCTTGGCAAAGTTGTTTTATATAGGTTTCTATTCCGTCTTTGTAGTCCTTATAAATTGCTATTGCGGATTTTCCCTTTAGGACTTTTTTATTTTTTAAGATTTTATTGCCGTTTTCGTCTGTTATTTCGATTTGTTTTGTTTCTATATCATCGGCAAAAAGGGTTTTGTTATTATTATTAAGAAATTCTAATAGTTTCTTTAAAAGATTTTCTTCGGATAATTCTATGCCGTTTTTTATAAAATATTCAGCCATTTGGTCTAGGGCTGCTTTCACGGCTTCAGAATAAAATGCTGTGGGGATATAATTTGCTTCATTCTCTTCAATAAAAAATTTCTTTAAATCTATGTTCTTCATGTGTTTTTCCTTCCATGCCGTTTTTTTTTGTTACTCCGCTTAAAAGAGGCTGGGGTAACAAGCCCCAGCCAAAGGAGTACACATGATCGGATAAAGCGGCATGTCTTTACCCTTATATATTTAGTTAGTTCATTCAAAAATGAGAAATCATCTGTTTTTACAAAAAAACTTCAAAAATCTTCACATTTATAATAACAGGAACACTGCGGTTCCTATAAAAATCATATATTAAATTAACAGGAACTTCGTTATACAGCCCGAAAATATCATTTTTTTAGCGATTTGGTAAAGAAATAAGCCAAATACTGCCCGTACACCATTTACACCATTTTCATCGCTTTTTATATTTTTAGATTTATTTTATTCTTAAAATTTTTTAAATTCGATTTTTTGGTGAAAATGGTGTAAATGGTGCAAAGATTCAAAAATAAATTATTTTGCCCTTAAATCATCAAAAATAACCCCTAAAATGTCTAAAAAACTCTAAAAATAAGCCATTTTGCCTTTAAATCATCGAAAAAACAGGCATTTTCTTTGCACCAATTTTTGCACCACCCAAAAGATAATGGTGCAAAACAGCACAGTTTTAATAATAAAATCAAGTTTCCACTATTATATAAGGCTTATTTTGTATCAAATTAGGCTATTCTAGGGATTATTCTACTTTTTTGGCACCAATTTTTGCACCGCACTCCTCAAAATAATTTGAACTAATTATGTATGGCTAAAAATACAGAAATAATAACCTCAGCTGCAAAAGGGGTTGTAAAAAATTTTTTGCAAGATAAATATGGCTGCCATTTTACAGAAAAGTATTATAATGGCTTGGATAACAAAATATATGGGGATTATGGCTATCGGCACGGAGATTTGCTTTTTAATGTGGATTATAAATATTCGGATTATAATAGCGGTTCCGTTTCTCTGGAACTAACAGATTATAAAAAAGAAACTTGGCTTTTAAATAATAATATTCATTATCTGTGCTTTGAGACCCCAAAAGAGATAGTAATCCTAAGAAAAAGGGCAATGTTGCATTTTGCAAAACAGTGCATAATAGCGGATTATGGAAGCGGGCGGGATTTTTTTGCGACATCTACGCATTTAAAATATAATAAGGATTTTAAGGATTTGTCAATTCAGAATTTAAAGCATTTTAGGCCTATGTTTGTACCAGAAAAGTATAAAAGCCTTATTAAGGAATATGTGGAGTGCCATTGCCCCAAAAAACAAGGCTGCATTGCTAGCGTTAAAATCAGCTTTTTAAAAATGTGCAATTTAATCGAATTCTACTACTTAAAGTAAAAATTACAGCTTCTCTATTTCGGATTCAGGTAGGCCTGTTATCTTTTTAATTAAAGATATATCCAGCTTTTCCAGTTTCATGTTTTTTGCTGTTTCTCGCTTGGTTTTATCTGTAATATCCATTTCAAAAGTAGATAATAACCTATATTCTTGCCTTGCCTGTTCGTTTTGTTTAACTGTTTGTATCATAGTTTCTATCTCCCTTGTAAATTCATTTGTTGCTTTTCCTGTGTTAAGGTATTCTAAAAATCCTTTTAATTCTTTGTCCTCAGTGTTATTAAAGGCCTCTGCATTTATTATAACCTTTCGTGTGCCGTCTTGTAAAGGGGTGTTTTTGTCCTCTATACAAAGATTTTCAAAGGTATAAACAGGCTTATTTTTGCCTATGGCATCAAAGGTACAGATAAAAATTATAAAGCTGTCGTTTAAGCTATTATAGGAATTGCCCTTGTCCAAAAAAGAAATATCTATGGCAGCTTGGTAAAATCGCATCCGTTTCGGGATATTGCGTTCGTTGCTTACCTGCATTTCTACATCATAAAATTTGCCGTTTTCTGCCTGTACCAAAACATCAAACCGTACAGATTTTGCCTGTTCATAGGTGTTAATATTATGCTGTATCGAGATATATGCAATTCTACCTATTGTATCGGACAATATCATTTCGATAAGTTTTTTACATAGTTTCGGATTTTGCATAGCTTTACAAAACATAAAGTCATCTGTAAATGTTAAATCTTCAAACTTTTTCAATTCTTTTCCTCTTGTATTATTATATATTATTATAAGTTTTATGCAATATTATTTTAAAAAATAAGCTGTTTTTCTTTATCTCTCCATTCGCAGATATGCCATACGGACTCACTCATAACAAGAATACTCCACATTCTCCGTTCAAAGTGGTCGTCTGGTTTGTTACGGAAAAAAGAAGAATAATCTATATCCTCTTTTGCTTCTTTTAACATTTCATTATAAACAACTGTGGGAAACTCATATTTTTTATTTGTATCGAAAATATATGTATATTCTCCAGATTTTATATTTAATGTTGTACCTGTTATAACGGCGTTATCTACTATTTTTAATAAATGGTTTCGCTGTTCTTCTATGTTCCATTTTTCAAAGAATTGGGTTAATAAATCGCAGATAGAATAGTGCATTAGTTGCGATCTTGTTTTATTCATTGCTTCTTGTCTTTCTTGTAATTCAGCTTCTCCGCTTATAATGCTGTTTTTTATTTCGGTTAAGGTCGTTTCTGTATTATCTATTTGTTTGGCTAAAACCGTTATAGCCCCGACATCTTCCGTCGTTTCTAAGGCTGTTTTAAATTTACTTATTTGTGTTTCTGTTTTTTGGTGGTCTCTTTTTAATATTTTTACTTTTTCTTTTATCGCTTTTACTTCTATATCCTCTTGGAAAAGCCGTTCTTTTAAAAATTTACTTTTGCTATCCGAGGTAATCGTACTATATAAAACAAAGATTTTAAATATTGTATCAATTTTATCTTGAGAAACAGATTTTGGGCTTTGCAGACAAGTTCTATCCAAGCAAGACATGTGGAAGTAATAGGGGTAAAGTACAAGCCCTTTCTTTCGTTTATGTGCTTGTACTTGGTAAAAGAATTTAGCCCCGCAATATCCGCAAGTTATAAGCCCTGTTCCTATAGATTTTTCTGCCCTGCGATTTGTGTTTTTTTTATGCTTTTCTTTGTAAATGCGCAGCCGTTCTTTTACTTCTATCCAGTCTTCTCTGTTAATTATTTCTAAAGAGTACGGTATAGACTTAACCCAATAATCTGGATTGTGCAACATTTGCAGATTGTCTATTTCAAAATTATCAAATTTTTTAAGATAATCCAAGCCCTTAGTATTAAGGCTATAGCCTGTATAAACATAATGCTGTAAAGTTCGGGATAAATGCGTGGTTCTTTTTAAAATATGGCTTGCTTTATTTTCGTTGCTATTTTGGGAAAAAACAATATTTTTTAGGCTTTCCCCATTTTTGTATCTGGTAAACCAATTTTTAACCTGCAATAATTCGGATTCAACGGGTTCCCAAATATAATTTCCTTTACTATTTTTAATCGTCTTTCGATAACCCAAAAGGGACGGGTAACTTCTTTTACCGTTATCTATGGCATTGTGTAGCCCCCTTGTAGTTCTTTTAACTATAAGCTGTCTTTCATATTGTGCTACTGCATCTAGCATAGTCCTTAAAAGCTGGGTGTTGGGGTCGTTTAAATCATATTCTTTGTCTTTCTCGTAAAGCCTTATTTTATATTTGGAAAAAATATTAAAAATATAGGCAGAGGCGTATTGGTTCCGGCTTATTCGGCTATGTTCCCATACCCAAACAGCATCTATTGTACCTTTTTTTATATCTTCAATCATTTGTGTAAAGGCAGGCCTATTCTCAAAAGGATTTTTATTTTCGTCCTCTTCAATTTTATAACCAGAAACCCCCTTGTCTTGAAAAACTTTAGGATTCATGTTATTCTTACTGGCAAATTCAATACCGGCCTTAACCTGCTGTTCAATGGTAGAATTTTCGGCCTTATCTGTACTTGTCCTTGCGTATATTGCTAACACTTCCATACTCCCTAATATAGCATATTTTTGTATAAAGTTCTAGTCCGTATATCTCTGGGAATGGTGTTTTGATTGGTATAAGGGTGACCCTGCATCAAACGATGCTGCTTATGAGCAAGACGGTATTGTTACCGATCCTCAGGGTGGTGCGTCGGGTACTGACCGTGTTAGACGCGGCGACAGCTGGCACGATGACGCGAGCTGCACTGTAGGCCACCGGGACAACCGCAGTCCTGACAACAGTAACGTCCATTTTGGCTTCCGGCTGGCTTGTCGGCCCTAAGTTCACATATTTTGCCGGTAAGGTTGAGCAGCGCAGGGCTGTTGAGCAGTGTACGTCCGTGTACACTGCTCAACGATAAGTTTTTCTATCGAAAAACTTACTGCTGTTTGGAAACACCGCCGTCCATGGCGGTAAAGCGGTGAAACCGAACAGGCAAAATGTGTTGTTGGGTGCAGTAAATTTTTTAAAATAAGATTGACCTGCACTGTGTCAGCCGCTTTAGCGGCTCGAAATTTTTTTGGCTAAAAAACGGTATGGACGGCGGTAGTTAGAACTTAGAAACTCTTTCTACATATTGAAGATTAGCGAAAGAGTTTTAAGTAGAGACAAGACAGCCCGTCAGGCTTACGCCTCCCCTAATTTACAGCTTCTCTATTTCCATTTCGGGAAGGCCTGTTATTTCTTTAATCAAAGTTATATCAAAGTTTTTTTGCTTCATAAGTTTGGCTGTTTCTATGGCTTTGCGATAGATCCCTTTTTCTATAGCGTCCATCTCAAAAGTTCCCATTAATCTGTATTCTTGCCTTGCCTGTTCATTTTGTTTTACTGTTTGTATCATTTCTTCTATCCTCCTTGTAAATTCACTCTTTGTTTTGCCTGTTTTAAGATATTCTAAAAATTCCTTTAATTCTTTGTCTTTAGTGTTTTTAAAGCCTTCTGCATTCAT